CTCCATGTTTTACTCCTTGGTTTTGTACACGCACTTGGTATTTCTTGTTAGAAGTACCTGGCATAATAACATCCCCTGGTAAGTACCAGTTTTCATCAAGTTTAATCTTGAAGGTTTTTTTGAATTTCCCAGGTGTCAAGTTGCTAGCAACTTCAACATTTTCTACAACAACTAGAGGTCTAGTGTTTGCACCTTTTAATTCCCACTCCCATTCTGTGTTACCAATAGTTTCTTCTGTTTTGGAATTACCCATTAACAAAGAAGACATTGGATTGTCAGAATAATAATTTTGTGCTGAGAACAGCTTGTCCATTTCTCCTAAAATACGGTGTGGTTTAGCAATCAGAGCAGCCCCTAAGTGAGATTGCTCAGTCATGTTGGCATTCCACTCCATCTCTTTTACGAGAAGCTTGCTTCCTAATGTTGCCATTTTGATTTAATTTAAAGTTAGTAATTAATTGATTAATCCTCTAGCATATCCCAGAGGGCCTTTTTATTGGATTTGTGACCTCCACTTTCTGAATTTGATAATTCCTTTCTGTCAACTCTTTCAACAGCTTCTTTGATACCTCTTGCAGCTTGAGTTTGTTTCTTTCTCTCAATAGCACTAAAGTCAAAATCTGTTTTTAAAAGTTTAGCTAAAAGAACTATTTTGTCTTTGTCAGCCATAACTTTAAACAAGTCTGCTTGCATTTCACTTACAAATCTACCATCTTGTAATTCTACATTAGGTTCTGAGATATAAGTAGGAAGAACTGTTTTATCTTGTTTAGAGATTGGCAATCCACCCATTTCATTTAAGCTATTAATATGAGTAGTGATATTAGTCTTATACTCTCTAGCTTGTTTCTTTCTTAAGTCTGTATTCTCTTTTTGTCTTTGAACTTGTCCTGCAGTTTCAGCTTCTTGCTGTTCTACAATTCTATCAAAAGACTTTTTAGAAATATTACCTAACTTTCCACTTCCTTTTAAAAACTCTACTTGAGAGTCTATATATTCTTGATCATAACCTTGACTTTTTAAGTCCATTGTTATTGCAAGAACTTGAACATCTTCATTCTCCATATCACTATCCTTAGTGATACCTGAAGTTGCATGTTGAACCATTTTACCTAGCAACTCTCCTACATTTCCTCCTTTAGAGGCAAACTTAATCAAGTCTTTAATATCTTGAGGTAAGTCTTTTATTGTAGCTTCTACTTCTAGTTCTAAAGCTTTCTCCCAAGAATCTTCAATTAGATGTTCTGCTTCTTCTTCAGTAAGTTCTTTACCTTCTTCTAACTCATAATCTACAAGACCTTTTTCTTTTAAGAACTCAAGAGTCTGTTTATTATTTACATTAGTTACTGGTTCTTTTTTACTTGAAGGAGTTTTATCATCTTCTTCATCTTCAGTTTCTACTTTAACAGTAGTTTTTTCAAAAGACTTAAATTGATCATCAACTAATTCTTGTTCTTCTTGTTCTTCTTTTTCTTTTGCAAGAGTTTCTTCTGTTTTAACATCATCTTTAGATGCTATTTCAACTACATCTACTTCTAGATTAGTTTCTCCGAAGAAATCATGTTGCTGTGATGTATCTTCCCAGCCTGCAAATTGGTCAATGGTTTTCTCTGTTCCACTCATAATTGTGACAAATTTAAGTTTAATTATTTAATTAATTACATATTCAAAATGAAGTTATTATATTTAAACTATAATAGCTTTATTTTATTTTCCTGCTCCCTTTTGAGCAATTTCTTTTGCTTTGAGTTTATTTTTCTCTTTATCGTTCTCTATAGTATGGTCTATTAATTTAGATTCATTAGCTACTTGTGCTCTTTTTATTTCAGCATCAACTCCATATTTAGCAACTTCAAGTACATCAGGTGTACCATCATTGTCTTGATCTTTATTAATATCAAATCCCATAGAAAGAATAGTTTGTTGTTGTATAACAGTTTTTCTTCTTTCTTCTTCTTTAAGAATAATCATATCTCCTTCATGAGCCCACTCTTCTTTCTTAAATTCAATTTCTTTTTGTTGGAAGTCAGCTTTAGCTTTTTCTGCAGCTTGAGCACTAGCTTGTTCTCTATTACTTCTAAGTTCTTCAGATACAAGTAAAGCTTCTTCAGCTTCTTGTATAGAATCTTGTTTAATAACTTTAAGAACATCAGATAATTCAATTTTCTGATTCTGCATAGCAGCATGTGCAAGTTGTTGAATAGTTTGCTTAATTTCTTCTGACATAGAAGAATCTTCCATAAACAATCCTAAAGTACTTTCATCAAGTAAGTTAATATCCATCTGTAACATTTCCATAGACATATCATCTAAGATGTATGCTATATTCTTTTTATCAGAAGAAGCATAAGCTACTTTGGCAATGTCAAGTAATCCTTGAAGTACATTTCTTTTAATACAATTGTGTAAGTCAAAATAAGGTTCAAGCATGTGAGAAGTCTGAACTAAGTTTTGTTGATTGTTACCAACTCTTTCAGATACAGAGGTTTGTCCCAATACAGGGTCAGTTATACCTACAGACTTGCCACATTTTTGTTCTAGGTAGTCAGCAAGTTGAATGTACTTTTGAATATCAGAAGCTAAAGATAAATCTAAAGTCTTAGCAATAGTATTTACATCAGACTGATTCATTCCTTCTTCATCAGGGTTATACCACATAAAAGGAGTGCTTTCAAAAAAGTGTTGCCACTTCTTAAGGTCAATTCCAGAGTCAGTAGGAATAGCATTAATGTTCATTAATATCTTTTTACCTTTATCTGAAGCCAGTAATAACTCTAATCTGTACATTACTATATTATAGTAGTATTGATAAACTTTCATTCTATCCATTACAGAAGTAGGTTGAGAGTTTACATTATCATAGATAGCACCATAATAAGGAAGATTACATTTATAGATATTGTCCATATCTTTAAACTGTCCTGGGATAGGTCTCATTTCTTTGTAAATATCAGTACCAATCTTGTACCCTTCATATACTTCAGGAATCCACTCCCATTTGATTTTAATGTCTCCATTATCTTTATCAAGTTTATAAGCTTCATCTACCATAAACTTAGTTTGAAGAACACCATCTTGATCAATATAATCTAACCAACCTATTTTTCTTAATCCTTTAAATACACAGTGCAATACTCTTATTGCATTCTTATCTTCATAAGTAAGGTATTCATCAAAATTAAATAAGTTATCATGCACTCTTTGAGTAACATGATGATTATAATTTCTCCAAAGAGTATCAATCTCTTTATTATCTAGTTCAAAAGTTTGTACAATTTGAGATGGATGCATTCTGTATTCAGCTGCTGCCCATTCTCCTTGTTCAATATAATCTAAATCTGAAGCTTTATCACAAGAAAATCTAACAGGGTTTACAACTTTCATTGCAGGTTCTCCATTGATTATCCCTAACCAATAAACCTCATAAGCTGAGATTAAACCATGTTTCCAACCATTGTTGAATTTCTTTTTAGCATCTAATTTTTTAATTAAGTAATTAAGAATCTGTTGTCCTTGGACTTCAGCAGGATCCCTATGGTCCCTTTTCATATATGCTCTAACTTTATCTGGAGTAGCTGCTTCAATATCTGCAGCCATTTTTTCTTGTATTTGTTGTGACTCTTGTTCAGTCACTTCTCTACCTTTCATTTGAGCTTGATACTCTTCTTCCTTTTGCTGTTTAATAGGAGCCATTATAGAATTAACTACAAAGTCTCTAATTTTATTAGTTTCTTCTTCTACTTTTCTATTTGAAGCTTCTTTATTAGTTGCAATTACCCTATACCCAAAAGGTCTTTTCATTTCCATCCCAATAAGAGCCTTTACTCTGTAAGAACAAATATCTCTGTTAGCCATTTGAGCTGGCATCTCCCCTTGGTCAGCACCATAAGGACTAGACACATAAGCAAAGTCTGAAAGGTCTATGATGTTATTAAACAAGTCATAGTTTACTCTCATTCTTTTATACTCATTAACCCCTCCATATCCAATAGATAAGAAGTTGGCTTTAGTATCATACATGTCAATCTTTTCTCTGTACCAAAGGAATGTATTATCTTCCTTTTCTTTTCTACTAAGTCTCTCAGTAGAATATGACTTGGGTTGTGTAACTGGTTGATTCATTTGCTTAAAGATAAGTAGTTACAAAAGTAATAATTATTTTAATGATTGTAGTGCATTTCTATTATTATTTTTCATATAGGCAGTATCCATCATAGCAAGAAGTTGTTTTGCTTTATCATTTCCTCTTGTTTTTGGTTGATATTCTTTACCATGTAAATCTTCTTGGTCTTGAAACATTACTTGCATAAATGCCATGACCCTATCAAAGTTTCCTTTTCTATTATAACTAATTAATTCTTCCAAGAGTCCAATAGAATAGATTTGATCTAAAGCTCTAATAGGCATTCCCTCATCATCAAAATCAAGTGTCTCTAGTAACCAAGATTTGATGTACTTTTCACCTGCATCTTTAAGTTGGTCAATCATGTGACAACCATATACTCTATTTACTTTAGAATTCTTCACATTCTTCTTTATAACCTCATCAGGTTGATAAGCTAAGTAATGTAATTGTTTTCTTCTTCTGAAGTAATCTTTAACATGGGTTACCTCATTCTCATGCATTATAGTGGTGTTGTACAATTCAGCAAATAATCTACAAATATAGTTTACATCATCAGCTTCCCCAGGTCTACCTACATATTCAGCAACAATTATTCTCTTAGTCCTGTCTCCTATAATGACACTCTTATACACATAAACAGCAGCAAGGGAAGTACCTTTATCCTGTCTGTAAGGGTCATAGCCTATCTTGTAAGCTCCTCTCATTGGAACTTCAGCAGGATATTCATAGATAACAGGACATCCTTCTAAAGAAGTATTATCAGGTTTTTGTCTGTAGATTACATTAGCACTACCATCAAGTATAGGTTCTGCTTTAACTTTCTTAGAGTCATAGTCATAGAACAGTTTAACAGGTGTCCCCATAATCATGTGGAGATTC